AGAATTGTGTTCCTGATACATTAAGAGGGGTTATTTTAGCACCACCTTTAACCGCATTTAATGCCAATGAGTACTTGGCGATAGGATTTCTTAACCTTTCTACCCGTTCAAAATTACCTTCGTTTATAAACTTAATATTAAGCAGATAAGAAGAAAAATTATGCAGATTGCTCTGATTCTTCCCCTCTGGGTTTTTAGTCATATTACTCGTAGAATATGGCAAATACTTTGACATGGTGTTTTGGAAGTCAAGAACAACTCCTTTGTATCCTATAAACTTCTTACCGTCTATTTCTTGAGCATTTTCTAAAAAGTCAAATATATCAAAAGTAATTTCTAGTTCTGTGTTCTTTACGTATTCTAACTTATTTACCAATTTTGTCAAGAAATTTCCACTAACGGAGTAAACCTCGTTACGTACAGTAGGATATGATTCCATCTGAGAAGTGATATTTACCCCGAAGTTTTTCATTACTTTTTTTATGCTGTCCTCAGTGTATCCACCTCTGATTGTTTTTAACTCCTTGTTTAAGTAATCTAAGAGAGAGTTAGGTGTCAACTCATCAAACTCCTTGTCTGCAAAAGCCTTAAAACTGTCCAACATTGCAGACTTAATATTTTGTGCATCTAGTCTTCCTGATTCAAAAATATCATAAGAAAATTTCCGGTCAGGTCTTTCTTTAGAGTATTGGGTATTAAGACCTGCAAATTCTTGCTCAAACATTTCCTCTTCATACACTGGCTCTCCATACTCCTCTTGCTCATACCAATTATCTTTAGAGTTTATTTCTTTCTGCTTGACTATAATAGTAGGCACTAAAACCTTTGAAAAAGATTGCTCTATTCCTTTCAAAATAAACATTTCTTCATAAGCACTATCTCCTGTGCCAGTTAATTGCTCTAGGCGTTCTAGCACTATGTTCATTTCAGGCAATTTTTTGTAGCCTTTTAATTTTTCCTTAATTTCCTCGATGTCAAGTGAGCCATGCACTGCATCAGCAATACTGTTCCATAAGGTAGTATAATCACTAGGAATTAAATTACCGTTTTTATCCTTGGCATAAACATACTGTCCATTATCCATTACTGGTTCCCCATCTTCTAGGAGGATCTTAGGAATCATTTTAATAAACACTCTCGCATATTTAGTACCAGCATCTACTGAACTGATAGAACTTTCTGTTCTGTCTTGAAATTTAGTCTCGGTATCAGACTGAGTTTTGTCTTTTACTTCAAGTTCCGCTAGTTTTGAGGATTTTAACCAAGTCTCAAAAGTAGCATCAAAGTCTTTCAAGAAAGGTTTAAGATACTCAGCCCTTAAAGGGTCTTTAGATTCTAATTCTAACTCTTCTAATAGCACTTCTTTAACCAATTCAGCATCCAAATCTCCATTTAAAAGATCAGCAAACTGCCCTATATCCCATGCCAGATTCGAGAGTAACATGTCTAAATGAGCAACAGGTATTTCTGGTACACGGTCAAATGAACCTAGTATTTTTTTCTTGCTTACTAAAGTTCTTTTCTTAGGTCCTATCTCCGAGGGTACATTTTCTACAAATTGTTGAACTTTTGAAGTCCTGTTAAATATCAATTTGAGAAGATCAAAAGTAACTTGCTCTTGTATGCTTGGATTCTCGTAGAATAAACTGGCTATTTTAGACATTAACTCATTTAAAAGACCAAGAATGTATTCGTAAATTCCTTGGTTGCTTGTTGTCTCATAAGTAAAACCTGATTCTTTAATCAAGTCCTGCATAAAAGGCATAGTCAAGGAAGTTACAAACTCTTCCATGCTTTCTGTATAATACTGCATTCTGTCAATACTATACATACTTCTAAGATGGTTTCTTAGTCTGTCTAATTCTTGGTATTCTACTGTGTCTTTTTGGGAGCCTAAATTATCTGCTGTGTAAGCATGGATCAATTCTTCAAGTACGTATCCTTTTACATTTCCCTTGGTAATTTGGGAAGCCCTTAAATAAATTTGACCATTAGTATAGGCTGCTATTAAGTCAGTGCCTAATTTGTCCATTTCAGCATCAGACAGGAAATTGACTGACTTACCCTCTTTCAAAAGAGAATAAACCAATTCACCTTGCTCGCTTAGTGGTTCCCCTTTGATTGAATTGATAGGAACTGTTCCTACTGGGAAATCTTGAACCTCTTGAATATCAGAAACTTCAAGTCTGTCCCTATCGTAAGTAAATACATAGTTTTCTGCATAACCCAACCTACCGTTTACTTGGGTTAATCTAGTGCTTAGTTTTCCTAGTAAATATTCTTCCTGTTCAGGTTTGGGCCATAAGGTGTCTTTAATACCATTGTCATAAGTTAACCTTTTGGTGTAACTACCTACACTGTTTCCCTCGAATGTTTTGGGTACACGTATTCTCTGACCTAATAGAGCCAATCTAACCTTGGGTGTTATTTCACGCACTGGTTTTTGATTGGTTTCAGTCACATAACTTCCCTCACTTTTATACCTTTCGACTGAATATTCTATCTTGAAATTGTCACCTTCCTTGTAAGGGTAAAAAGCAATTCCTCTGCTTGTAACTTTAATTCCTTTGGTTAAAGCCTCTTCGTATGTTTGAACATCTTTGGGAGTGGTGAATTCACCTAGCATTAATATTTCGTTCAGGTAATTAATAACTTTAGAAACTTCTGCAAAAGATTTGTAATCGCCTGCCATTAACCCTAAAACCTCTTTGTGCAATTCCTCTCCATCAGTAAGGGTTCCAATGGAAATTAATTCAACACCTTTAGGCCCTCTTAATCTAGGTACACCTCTGTCCCCAAATGGTGCTTCTTTATCAGGAATGAATATTTGGTCAAGAGTTACTCCTCTCTCTTTAAAACTTTTATACTCGCTGTCCACAGAGGTTGCTTCTACCCTGTAAGTTATTTCTTTTCCTTCACTCAACAACTGCTCAAATTCTGCACGTTTCTGAGAAGGCACGGATAGGTAAAGTTGAGAACCTCTTTTTCTTTCTTCTTCTATCTTGTAATCAAATATATACGCCTTTGACTTATCAGTAGTCAATTCACCAGCCTCAAATTGTTTAGGTTTAGAGGTTAAATATAATGGCTTCCATACACCGTTTTCTTTCCTTTCTAAAATAGCAACTACTCCTTTCCCAGAATTAACTTGAGCCCTTGTTAAAGGAACTCCATTGGCTAAAGGTTGCACAAAATCTTCACTGGCTCTCACCACTTTAACTCTAGTTTCTCCTTCTAGCCCTAAGATCAGGGCTTGTCTGGCCAAATCCAATTCATCAGTACTTGTGCTGAAAGTCTTGAAAATCAACCCTTTAGAGGCAGTTGTTTTGGTGATAGGTTCTGGAGCCACCACCTCTTTCTCCTCGTAGTCCTTAAAGTTATCAAGTGTAACAGGCTCAAATCCCATCACTAGATTGGCACGTTTTTCTGCTATTGACTTAGATATTGAGTCATCTATTTCTACGCCAAAATCCTTGGCTATCTCTAAATAATAGTCAATAATCCCGTTGTCTCCTATTACTGAGTTTAAGAATTTGCTGCTTTGTTTGTCAGTTTTTTCAAGTATTTTAGGGACTTGGTTTTCTAGGACATTCTTTACATTAGAAGCATCAGGTAAAAAGTAGTTTCCTAAGAAAAGTGTGGCTAGAGTGTCTAAGTCAGAAGCCTTTCCTAATTCCGTATTAATGTCAGGGATAGTGATGCTGTACTTATTCACGGTAGCCCCCTTAACTAAACCTTTTAAGTTCTTACCCAGTTCGAGGTTGGGCAAAGAAACTTGCACCTCAAGACCATTTGCTGTGTCTATAACTTGTAAAAACTTGAGTTTTTTAGCAACCCCTTTTTGTCCTTGGAAATCCAAAGAAACTGGAATTGCTTTTTTGTCCACCAATAAAGCCTTTTTGAGTGCTTTCTTGAAGTCCTCTATGTTGTCGAATTTATTCCCAAGTTGTTTTGAGAGTAAAGGGTCTTTTATAATTAATTTACAATTCAATAAACTTAGGTTCATAAAATAAAATATTCTGTTTTGTTTGAAATACAAGGACTCGCTAAAGTAGGAAAGTTAAAACTGTACAAAGTTCCTTCCCAATTTATTTTTTCTTGTGAAACTATTTTGTGGTCTGTGAGGTGAGTTTTAAAGTGCTTACAACCTTTTGTAAAAAATGTAGATGTAGGTTCTAACCGGATTACTTCGTCAAATTCTACATAATTTTCCCACTGCTCTAGTAAGGATAACTCAGTGGCAAGTTCTGTTTTTTTAATCTTGGTTTTGTCCAACACTCCTGAATAATGAAATTTTGTAAAAACAGTTTGCTTTTGCCATACTATCTTATTTTCAGAAAGCGTTAGAAATACAGTGTCTAAAGTTATACTAGACAGTAACTCCCATCCGTTGTCAGTAAATACAAAATGAAAATCTGGTATAGCCAGTAATTTATTCATTAACAATCTAAATTTATTAGGTTATTTTGCACTGACTGCAAAAGTACTTGTTTTAATTCATTACTAGCATCTTTTGAAAAGAAATCTATTTTTTCTTCCAAAGTGGCCTCTTGCTTTCCATAAAGTTCTGCTATTTTAGAGTCAATTTCAGCATTGATTTTATCTATAAGTTCTTGTTTAGTTTTTGCACTACGTGCTCCTATTGTCATAAAACTATTATATTCGGAATCAAACTCTATATTTCTCAAGTATCTTGCTTTGTCATCTTCGAGTTCCTTTACTTTCCTTTGTATTTCTTTTTCTTGCTTTTCTTTTTTCCTAGCCTCTACTCCATCTTTTCCGTATCTAATTGTGTCTGCAAACTCTGCTATGTTAGAAACATCCTGATACCCTAATAAAAACTTGTGTGCCATTTCAAAAGTGTCAAAAGTGTATACGCTTGTATTAGTAAAAGTACCAATGTTTGCATAGTATGCTGGACCATTGTTTTGTATAAACCCATCATTAAAACTTGTTCTTCCTGTTTCAAATAATTCCTGCCTTCTTGTATTAACAATACCTGCTTTTTCTTCCAAAGTAGATTCTTGTTCAGATTGTGTATTAAAAATAGTACTAATATCTATTCCAGTAAAATCTTTGGTGCTTAGAATTATATACTTTTCTAAATAGTCTTTTGTTTTGTAATTACTGTTACCAATTAGTTTTCTTTTAACACTGAGTACTTGTTCAACCTTTTCACTGGGTATAAATTTACTGTTTACTATTTCTAATATTCTTGAAATCCCTGCATCCACACTGTCTTTGTTTCCAAAGTCAATAGAATCCAAAACAGCAAAAGCATCTTTACTTATGGTAAGACCGTTAAAATCGGGCAAGTCTCTCAAATTAATTTCTTTATTTTTTTCATCTTTCTTTTCAAGTTCACTTCCCCAAGTAAGTACTATTTTCTTATCCAAGTAAATTTTACCATCTTTTACTTTTACAGTACCTTTAGTAATTTGTACTTGTCCTTTCTTGGGCCTTCCTGTTCCCCTTAATTCCGCTACATTTTGATGGCTGTCTATGAAACTAAATACTTCTGTTTCGGAATTGGGGTCAAAATAAAATTCACCAGTAACTCCGTTGTGTTTTACTATAATATTACCGTTTGATAAACCATCAAATTGCCCGTTGAACAATTTTGCAGAGTCTGTTACAAAAGTCATAGGAAAATTTGTAACAGATTCCGCTCTGGTTGAATCCGGTAAACTTTCTGGTATTAACAAGTCTGTAACTGGTTCCTTCTCTATAACTGGTTCTCCATCCAATGAATAATACTCGTGTCTTTCTGGTCTGTTTAACTTGATCTTATCTTGTAACAAATTCCCGTTTGTTAAAGTCCATATTGAAATACCATCAGCAGTAGCCAGAGTTCCTTTGATTATGTATCTTCCTCCGTCTTTTTTAGGCTCTTTGACCAGTTCTTTACCTTTGATTAATTCGTCAAGTTCCGCTTGGTTTTCTTTCCTCATCTTCTCTTTTTGTGCTTTGTCTCTAACCATAGCATCATACGCATCCACCTCTATCTCTTCATCTGTCATTACTCTTACTCCCTCATTTACAGGTTCTTGTACAATTGGAGGTGTGGGTGCAGCAGGTGTTGGTGCATCAACTTTTGTAATTTCCCACTGATAAATTGAAGTTATTCCATTGTTAGTGTAATTATCTGGACCAAACACAATAGTATTGGTCTCATTTCCAACTTCTCTGCCTCCTATAAAAGTCCCCCTAGTGTCTCCCAGAATGTATAGTTTACCCCCAAAATTTACTATGTCCCCAGAATTAAGAGTTCTGAGAAAATAATACTGGTGAGGTCCAAAATCAATAGGTTCTGTGTCGGGGTTATTGGCTTGTTCTGCTTCATCCAAACCTGCGAGTGTTTCCACCATGTCAGTAGCAGATTGCTCTGGATTGTCAGCATTTTTTATCAACTCCTCTTGGGTTGCCTTAATCATTTCTTCTTGTAACCTAGCCTCTTCAAGTTGTCTCATTTTTTCTTCAAGTGACCTACCACTGGCAGTTCCTGCATACTCGTGTTCTAGGATTAACTGTTGAAGAGTTTCAGGGTTGTCTAGGTTTTGACTGATTCTTTCGTAAAGAACCTCTAAATCTAGTAACTGCCTACTTGTTGCTTTTTCTCTTAACGTATCTCCCAAGTCCGAGTAATAGTCTTTTTGGTTCTTTAATGCCTCAATTTGGCGATTCTTAAATCCTAAATAACTGCCTATGGTGTCCCTGTCACCCAAGGCCACAAGAGTAGCATAAGTAATGTCAGAATCTTGAGGATTGTTGTTTCCTAGTTTAATCTCTTCTTGGAGGGAAAATACATCACTTTGAGTATTTCTAAGTCTCCCTAGAAGATAACTCTGATTTTCTTTCCAATCCTCAAACAATTTCTGTTGAACTGTTGAAACTTTGCTTTGGTCAACTTTGAATTTCTTAACTAAAAGATCCTTCACCTTACTGTTAGAGAAAGGGTTACTTTTAAAAGACTTTTCTACGGCTATTTTCTCGTCTTGAATTTGTTCTACTTCGGTAATTAATTTATTTATTACCTTAGATTTATCTAGGTCAGATTTTAAACCTTGAGTTGGGTCTTGATAAAATGCTTTGTTGTATTCTTCAAGAGAAAGGTCATTTAAGTCCTCAAGAGAACTCTTTAAGTCTTCTACCTTACCAAATTTTGCAGCATTACTCACCGTTCTGTAAAGAGACTTGTAAGCATTTTGAAACTGGTCTGTTCTGCTTTGATTCGTAAGAGAGTCTTCAAGGCTTGACAATTCACCAACACTAGCCCTAAAAAGATCTAGGTCTTTGTTCATAGTGTCAGTGATTCCTTGCTGTCTGTCTGACCCAAATATGTTATTTTTAATACTGTTTTGGATTTCACCACCGGGCATTACTGCCCCACTAATAGATCCTGTTAAACCACCTATCAATACTTCTTTCCAGAAATCCCCTTCTTGAAGAGTCTTAGGTACTGCATTAGCAAGGTATTCAGCCATACCTTTGGTAGTCTTTTTGTCAAACTTGTCCAAGTAATAATCGTGAAGTGAGTTTCCTACAAAATACTGAGAACCCTCTTCTAGTCCCTCAGATACTATTCCTTTAAAAAACACATCTTTTGCCAGTGCTTTATACGCTGCCTTTTTTGACCATTCATTTGTGGCTTTTAACCCTGCTATTTTTACGTAATCAGCACTTGCTTTTTCTAGCACATCTGCACCTTTTGCCCAACCCAATAATTTAGGAAACTGGACTAAGTTACTCGCAGATGTAATGGCTAGGTTTAAAAACATAGTATTTTTACCAGCAGCAGAAGCAGTGTCATCTATTCCTTTTAAAAATTCACTGGTGAATGGTTTTCCTTCCTGATAAGCCTTTTCTAATAAGTCAGTTTTAGTATCTACATAAGTTTGATACCCTTCTATCATAGATTCTCCCTGTGAAGAAAAGTAAGTAGTAGCAGTTAACTGTGCTGCTTTTTTGATTCCAAATGCTTTATTGGTGGTGTTTAGGCTTCCAAGGATTCCTTGAGAAGTAGCAAGCCCTACTACATCATCTATCTTACCTAGAACTGCTCCTTTTGCCAATCCTCTGTAAGCAGCCTTCATTCCCTTCACTGCGTTGGATAATTGTTTTCCTGCTGCTATGAGAGCCACAGGAGTTGCTGTTCCTGCTGTTAACAAGGAAATTCCAGCATCCACTACCACTGCGTTTGCAAGTGCTCCCACAGTGAACCCCATGTTCTTTAAAACAGTATCTCCCCAAAAATTTGCAGCACCAGTAGGTGTAAAAGCATTTACCACCCATGATCGGTCAGTCTCTACTTGAGTAAGATAATTGGGGTATTTGTCTTCAAGATCCTTGAGCCATTCTTGAGTTTGGGAGAATGCACTGTCCGTAAATAATTCGTTTGAACCGTTTCTGATTGCATCAATCTGCTTGGGAAGACTGGTAAATCCTGAGATAAAACTGGCTCCTGCTGTTGCTCCTGTTTTTACAATCGAGTTATAAAGTTGTTCACCTGCTCCTTGTTTTTTACCATAAGCATCCTCAGTGCTAAAAGAACCTTGAACATTTGGGGTAAACTGCATAAAAGGATTACTGTACCTTTCTTCTTGTTTAGTCTTATAGTCGTAAAGTGGTGCACCTTTTTTTGCTTCTCCTAAATCTTTTTTTAGGAAAGTGTCTAAGAGGTTACTACTGTCCACAACTGGTGCTACTTTCCCCGCAGGTGTAGGAGTGTAATTAACTACACTCGCTGGTACAGTAGGCAACAAGAATGAAGGTTGAATCTCTTGAGGTTCAACAAACTCCGAGGATTGAGGCACTATAAATTCACTAAGGCTTTCTGGTGGCATTGTAATCTGTTTTTATGAATGATTGAATGCTGTTAATTAACACATTAATGTCCGTTGAATTGTCTCCACCAAATTTGTCAGGAATTACAGTGCCATCAGGTTTAGTTACCCTGATGACTTTAGTGCCACTAGCAGATGGGGTTATTTCAAACATATACCCTAAATAGTTAGATTTGTAAGGTTTGTATTTAGCAGCAGTATTCATCATAACATTTCTACCATCCTTGGGTTGAGTCTCAAACAAATATGCTTTACCCGGTACTACTTTTTCCATCACATTACCATCTCTTGTTGGCATCATTATGTTTGCATCATCCAGTTGTTTTGCGTACTCATTCTTGAACTTTACAACACCTTTATCACCAGAACCAGAAGGAATAGCTATTGACTCAATGGCACTAACTCCAAACAGAGTCCTAAATTGGTCCGATCCTAACTTAGTAGCAGCACTAATCTGCCCCTGATAAGGGATTATTTCATCAGGAGAACTTGTTTGCACATAACCAAACTGCTGATACTGTGGGAGTTTGTCTGCAAGCATAGACTTTAATACTGGGTCTTCTTGAGAATCAGCATAAGTTTTTAGGACTTGTTTTAAGCCAGCATCATTGTCTAAGTAAGTTTTTGCAGTGACTTTACTACGAGGAGTAACACCATACATAGCACCAGCAGCAGGGCTTTCAATACTTTCTGTTTGTCTTTCTTTCTTTAAATCAAACAATAATTCACTCAGTTTTTTCTTCTGGTAATTTCCAGTGTAAGGTTGGCCATTAATCTTAGGACTAGTTGGTACGTTAATGTATACTTCTCTACCTGAGAGAAAATCTGCTTCACTTAATTGGTCACCATTTTCAGTTCTTGCGTATGGGAGTATGTTTTTAGTCTCAGTCTTTGCAGATCTGAGTGCCCCATTAATCTTTCCTAACTCTTCTGTTAAGTATTCAGAGGTGTAATCATTGTCTGATTTGTTTTTAATCAAAGCCTCTGTTAGAGAGTTAGGGTTGTTTCTTTGTTCTATTTCCCAAACTCTGAATGCTTCTTTATTAGGGTTTCCGTTTACATCATAAGCCAAATTCTTGTTAGTCTGGAATATGTCCCACATATCCGCATAATAATTCCCTTTGTGTTTTTCGTAAAAATTCCTCCAATTTTCAGCCTTAATAGTGTTATTGTCAAGAGTAGGAGCAGCAATTATATTGTCTGATTTCTTTGCATATTCTTCTTGTAAAGTTACCAAGCGATTAAACCCACTCAGCAATTCTTGTTCATTCTTAGAAATGTCTGCTACATCTGACCACAATGAAGGGTCTTCTTTCCCTTCTTTTTCTTTTAATGCTTTAGTTGCTGCTACTTCTTGATCTAACTTATGTTTGATGTACATTCTATTAGTCTGGCTGTCTTCTCTGAATTTAGTTTGAGCCATCATAGCATCTATCTTTTTTTGGGCAAGATAATTAGCATCCGGGTTTATCTCGTTTACTTCTTTTTTCCACGAGAAAGCATTCACAGCATCTTTAACTTTTTCAGCCTTTTTTACCTGATACACATAACCTAACATTTCGTTGTTGGATAGTTTCAAGAAATCTTCTTTAGTTTTTTCCGCGTTTGCTCTTCCTGCAACATTTGACTCTAGGATTTGGAGGTTGTTTTTGTACAATTCGTTCTCTTTAATTAATTGTGCCTCTTCCTCTGGTTTGAGAACAGTTTTTAATTTTTCGTTGTTGAACAGAATCCGTTGAGAAATTTCTGAAATTCTTGCAGTTTCTACACGGTTTTCAGCATCTGCTACTGACTTATATTGGTCATAAAGATAACCTTTGTCACCAGCCTTTAGAATCTCGTATTTACTCAAAACCTCCAACTGTGAGATGTCATCAGCACCAAATTGTTCATCATACAATGCCTTAACCCTCTCCGGTGAGACTCCTTCATAGATGTGTTTAGTTAAGTATCCAGTAGGACTGTTTTTTTCATCCACAGACTGTCTATCATTGCTTACGTAGTCTGCGTGTAACAATTTACTAAGATTATCTAGAGGAACTTTTAAATCCTTGTAAGGAGTGTAACTAGATTTCCTAAAGTTAGGATCAGTCACCTGAGACAAGCCTTTTTGCATAAAATCGTAATAACCTCCATCCCAGTTCATCCACACAAACTCATTTATGTCATTGTACCCATTGTCTTTTCTTCCAGAATTTTTAAGGGTCTGAACATCATTGTATTCTTTCTGGTATTGTTTAGAGAGTTGGCTTGCTTTAATTAACTCAGTGTCAGTGCTTATCTTTTGGAACAATTCAGCCACCTTGTTTTGATTTTCCATAATGGTCAAATCCCCTAAATCCCCTGAAAGATCAGCAGATAATTGCTTATTGTACTCAGCAAGTCTTTCTGCTCCCTCAAGATTAAGCATAGAAATGTTAAGACTCCTGTTTTGGAGTTGATTAACCGTGTTTAAAGCATTGGCTTGTTCTTGATTCTTCTTTGAGAGTATGGCCATCTCAAGATTCAAGTCATAATTTGACTTCTGGTATTGAGGCAGTACTCCTTGGCTATATTCGTTTATATACATTATTTTATGTCTATTTGTTTTGCAGAACCATCTGCACTTACTAGAATAACCATGTTGCCCTGTTTTACTAAACTGGCCCCATTGGGGAGATTTTGTGTGGTTTGGTCCGATTGAGCAAACTGGTCTAAAACATTACTCTTTAAATTAGAGGTGCTTTGAGGCTTATATTTAGTTCTACCAGTAATAGCACTTGTTTCAAAATAAGGACTCAATTCATTTGCTACTCTAAGTTCATCAGCGTATCCTAAATAGTTCTTAACAGACCCTACTATGGCTTCTTTTTGGTTATTCTTAAATCGTGCTTTAAGGTCTTCGACACGTGCTTTTCTTTGTCTGTAATTGTCTATGTCATTTATACGAGCATCTATGTTTGAATCTTGATACCCTTGTAATTTGTTCAAATCAGCACTCTGTTTCTGGTCATACCTTTGAGCATTGTTAAAATCAACCTGTGATTGATTACTTTGAGACTGTGCAGTAACTTCTGCTATGCGAGCCTGTTTAACACTCTCAGGTAAATTGGAGTTCATAATCCCATTAATTTGAGTCTGAGCCACTCTTTGAGTTTCCTTGTTATCATAATCATAAAACCGATTAAACAAAGGCTGCTTTTGGTGGTCATACAATATCGGATTGTCTATTTGTAAGTTATCAGAAAGTACTACTCCTATGTCTAATATAGTTCCTGCAAGTTTGGAGTTGATTCCAAATTTGTCTTTGTTTCGTGCAAACCAACTTTGTCTAGCCTCTATTTTTGGGTCACTAGAAGTAGGTTCATTGAATGTAACAGTCCTTTCATCTACTCCATTAGGGTTAGGTAGATAGGGCATTTTTTCCTGAAATGTATCAGAGCCTAATTCTGCAAGTTCAGCAGGTGTGGGCATCTGTTCAGAATAAGTAGGCTTAAACCCTGTTCTTGGTGTAATAACTGGAGCATTGGGCTGAGTTACTGGTTTTATTGAATTACCTGACAATTTTCTTGCTGTCCTTGCTTTTTGAACAGGCGTAGTAGGTTGAGCAATTGGCTGAACAGGTTCAACAACTGATTGAGTTGGTTGAGAGACTTGAGTAGGCCCAGCAATAGGAAATTGAGGACCTCTGTAACCATTGTCCCAGTTTTCCGTAACAGGCTGAGTTCTCATGCTTGGAAATTTATCCTTGGTTCCTAATTGATAACCAGTTTTAGTTTCAGGCGTATTCCCAACTAGAGGGAATTCTGGACCTCTATAAGAAGATTCTTGTACAGGCGCAGAATAAACTTTAGTATAGTTACCATCACTTTCTCTTTTGTAGAAGTTCTTAGTAACAGGGTCATACAATTTACCATCAGGCAAAGTCTCAAATCTGTCTGAAATTCCTGAATGGTTAAAGTATTTACCCTCTTGGTATTTACCACCTTTTTGATAAGATGTTTGAAGTTTTCTGCCTACTTGTTTTTGGTCTTTCAAACTTTCTTGACCTTGAAATACAGTCTCTAACATGGCTAGTTTATTGTTTAAAGAAAACTTTGCCGTCTCCCTAGCATAAGGGTCTTTAGAATCTTCCAATACTTTGAACTCCTTTTTAGTGTCGTACTTTTTAGAAGCCTGTGCAAAGGTAGTTTTCTTTTTTACACCCAGTATTTTTTGGAGTTCTTCTGGGACAACCAGATAATCAGAGAATACTTTTTCTCCGTTTTCAAGGATAACAGGAGTACCACCAGAACTGTGTCTTTTACCATCTACGTGTTTTAAAGCACCATCTAGCCCAAGCACAGTTTCTCCTTTTTCTAATTCTGCATTGGATATTGAAACAGGCACTTGCAGTTGACCACCATCTTGAAATACTTGTTCGTACTGGTCTAAAAAAGCATCTTGTTCTTCTGGACTTAACCCACTTAAATAAGTTTGCATTTCACCACCTTCTTGTTTTTCTCTAAACCTGTCTTTTGATTTAGATTTTCCAGAAGGGTTACGGGGTATATCACCAAAGAATAACATATCTGCTACGTGAGGCACTTTACCTGCTTCCATGTCCAAATAATATTGGTTACTCCCTACATAACCAGTAGTGTCAGATGGAAAATTACCGTCTTCAACTCTTTGTCTTTGGCTTCTTTTGTCCATAAAGTTTAAAAGGTTTGCACCCGGATCTACACCACCAGATTGTAGTTTATATTCTCTTACTTTATTTCCTTTGAATTTGTGCATACCTGTGTTTGGTTGTAATATTTTTGCATCTCCTTGGTCACTTACTGCAAGTATTGGAAATGCCATATCTTTGGTTGTGATTAATGGGAAGTTTATATCAAGAAACTTTCTATCCTTATAAGGAGAGTTTTTCTTGTAACCCAGTTTTGAAATTCCTCCTTCTTTCCCGTACTGGCCCATAGAGTTTTTTTGAGTGCTGGAAAAAAAATTCAGAGCGTCTATAACACTATTTTCATCTTTTGTATTTTGCAGCAACCTATCAAAAAGAAAATCTCCTTTTAGTTTTTCTTTTGCTTTTTCAAGATGTTCTTTTGTAAAGTCTTCTGTATTAGCATCATAAATACCATTTCTGTACAACAAAAATCTTACTGCATCCACATCTGCTTTGTACTCAGTTGGAGTGTCATCGTGACTAGCATCGTGCATTCCTTTTGGATTAGATTTTAGTTTCTGAAAAATAGCCTGATCCCTCTTGCTCATTTCTCTTTTACCTTTGTTTAATAAATGGCTTATTTCATGCGCTACTGTACCTGCACTGTCTTCTTTTGTGTTAATAAGAATTTGGTCTTCTATTACATTGTAAGAAGTCCCATTTTCTATCCAATCTTTTCTTAATTTATCTTTCCAGTCAAGTTCTGCTACATCTTTGATTTTATAGTCTGAGTAATTAGCACTTTTAAAATTAGGAGATGTTAATGCTTGATCTACTTCATCTATTAGAACTTTAGGAAAAGATTTTTCGTGTCTTTCTTTTGCTTTTGGGGAATCGTAGTAATTGGTTAAAAAATTAGATGCTGCTTTTATCGGGTTTTTGTCCAAAGCAGGATCTTGATACCAATCGTAAGTACCATCTTTTTTTCTAACAACACCAAAGTCTTTACCAGTAATTTCATCTTTTACAATAAATTGTCCTGCATTGCCTTTTCTTGCTTTGTTAGAATCAAATTTAATATTCCCCAGCATTTGAATATTCGAGCCTCCTGCTTGGTATTTTTTCATTATGACAAGAATTTAAGTTTGTATTTAGTCAATGCTAGTTTTTCTGTCAAGTTATCAATCATGTTTTGTTGAAAACTGTGAGGGAAAACATAACGATTAGAATCCACAAAAGTACACATTTCTGTGATTATATCTTTGTTTATTTCTGAGGATACTATTTTTTCGTGCGTAAGATTCAAAATCTCCTCTGTCTGAGCAGTTTCAGTAAGACTGTCACACAACTCTGATAGAGTGTCATAGAGGTCTCCTATGGCAAGATGTGCAGCAAATGAACCTGTTCCTGTAACTTTAAGATGAAGGAATTTGGTGGCTGTCTGAAAGTAAAATAATTTAGAAAGGAAAGAGGAAATGGTTACAGGTTGTAACTCCTTCTCTTCTTGACTATATGGTACTTCGTTTGATACTTTTAATTTAAACATATTATTTTTTATCTTTTTATGTAATCTAATATATTCGGGTTTCCGTACTTCTCTTTCTCAGATTGAGACACTTCAAAATTACCAGTTACTAACCTTTTTTTAGTGTCTGCTAATCCCCTGTAATGCAAAAATCTTATCATTTCTTCTTCTGTAAATCCGTACTTATCTGCGTATGGTTTTAACTTTTTAATCTCTGGCTTGTAAATATCATTCACTACGTAGTTCATAAAACTTTCTTGTGTTTTGGGGGAGTTTTTGAACTCGTTCATTATCTCTTCATTGGTTCCATCTATGCCCATGTACTCACCTATTTGTTTGGCCCAATACTTAGGATGGAATTGGTACTTACCTGTGGTTCCAGTTGTAGGGTTAATCACAGAATAATCACCTCCTGATTCGCTCTGCCCTATTCCTGCAATTACTCCGTCTGCACTCATGCCCGAATCTGATGAGTAATTTTCATACTCGTCTTGAATTGGGGAATACTCATTTTCGTCTTCAAACACCCATTTTAACAGTTCTTGGTTTTGATTTACTTTCATTTCTTGTTCTGAGTTTTCAGTACCAAGAAAAGCATTAGGATCAAAATCAGTGGAGTAAATGTCTGTTTGGTTTGTAATTTGAGAAGCATCCCCACCTTCTTGAGCCATTCCAGAAGCCATAGTTTTAGCAAGTCCTACATATTGAGAGGCTGCTTGTCCTACTGATGATATTCCTTGTTGTTGGGTCTGCTTGTAACGGTTGATGTTTTGTTGATTCAACCCTTGATAGTATTCTTCCCACTGTCTTTGGATGTCTTGATTGGTGTCTTGAAGATTTAGATTAAACCCGCCTTCTTGAAAAGAATAAGGAGTATTTACATACTCGTTATTCCTTATATCCTGTTTTCTTTCCTCAAGATCAGCCTTATAAGCATTGTCTAATCTTTTTTGCTTTCTTTTTTCTTTGAAAGATTTACCTATTTGATAACCACCATAACCTGCTTGTGCAAACATCCCCAGAATAGGAATAGAACCAGCAGTTTGCCCTATTATGTCAAGCGTAGATTGAGATTGAGATTGGGATTGGGATTGGGATTGAGTAGGAGGTGTTTGAAAACTTTGTCCTTGAGGTATTTGAGAAAGCATATTTGGAATTCGAGCATTTTGTAATGCTTGAGCCTGCTGTGCCTGCTGGATTGCAGGAGCAGTCATGCTTTGTACTTGACCCAAAGGTAACTGTGGTAATTGCTGGATAACTCCACCACTTTGATATTTTTTTAAAAACTTTTTACTTCTTTCTGTTAACATTACTTTTGATTTATAGCATCTGTGAGAGGCTCGTTTAATTGAAGTATAATCTTGTCGGACTGTGCTGCTCTAAGATGAATTACATTCCACTTTCCTTTAATGGTTTCACGAACCGTAGGTGGTTTGTCCACTATATTGAGAGGAAAATAATACATTCCGTTGGATTGGTATTCTAAGATGGCTCCTTGACTGTGGTTATTTTCTAACTTGTTAATGTTAAAAGTATTTCCCTTAATTCTAGTGACCTCTGCTTGACCTTCTCTATTTTGGGAAAGACTTTGAGTTCTGTCATTTCTATCCTTGAGTAAGAGGGTAAGAATACCAGTAGAACTGTTATTGTTATAAACAAATACTTGGTCAAAAAATTTCTTAGAATAAGCAAACTTTTTGTAACCTTCCACCTTTATAAAATCTACTATAACCGAAATACTTTGCAATTCAGAATCTTCTTGTTGCACTTCTACGAATCCTACATCAAATAATTCTACTGAACCATAATACCTTTGATAATCGTATTTTTTATTGTGTTTCCATATTCCGTTGTTTTTGACTGAACAGAAATTATTAGGCATAGTAAGATACCAGTCAGGAACAAATGAGTGGAATGAAATAAACCCGTCAGTGTAAGGAGAATAAGAAATAGTCCAACCAGTCAGTTTGTCCGTGAAAAACAGCATTCCTGTAAAATTGTCATACACTGTTACCAAGGAATTTTTATATCCGGGATTAGTATTCGAGAGATAAGTCTCAAGGAATGAACTTACACCTACCAATTCCTTGAGTTGACCAGTCCATTGAAAAAGTTTTTTTCTGTATCTATCTAGGTAGAAAGTTCCAAATCGAGTATTAATAAAGGAATTAGGATCTACTGATCCTGAGTATCCTGTAAACTCATTGGCTACTTTTCTCAACCTTTTGGAAAAAATGTCTCCTTGGGCCAAAAAGATAGTGTTACCTTCGTTTGTTTGAAAAGTATAATCTTCTTGGGAATATAAAATCATATTTTCAAAAAGAAAAAATATAGAGTATTGATCTATATAATGCAGCCCTGTAAATTCTCCGTAAATCTGTGGAAGAATTGTGTAGTTAAGTGGTAAGAATTTTAACCAGTTATCTCCTGCACTTTGTAAATCGTTTTTAAGTGAGTAAGTAACAGTGAAATTTGCATCACTTTTAGTGTAACCGCTTAACTTAATTTCTTCGACTGTTTTATTGAGTAATGAAAAGTCATAAAGATAAGTAGGTTGTAAACGAATATTATCAGCCTTTGACAATTCAAAGTAAGTAGTTTCTGGAAAAAACCTAGAGTTAGGTGTCATGTCTTGCTCCCTAAAGTTTCCTATAAATTCACTCTCACACCAATAATAAGGACAACCTGTTACCCAAAGATAAAAATACCCAAAATCTGCTCCAGATTCTAACGAGTTATTAATAAAACAACTCAACCTAGCCTTGTCTCCTGCGCTAGTAAGGTTGTCATACCAGTAAGTAGGATACCACACATTACGTTTGTCTCGGTAATTATACTCAGTGTTGTAAGGCACATCGTATAAATATTCATCAAACATAGGCATCTTTCTAAAATCAGAGTGACGACTTATGTAAGTGTCACCCCCAAAAAAGTCTGCTTGTAAGTTATAATTCTTAAAACAAGACTCAACCGGAATATAAGTAGGTTGATTTACATTCCCATATTGGTTTTTCTGAGGAGTACGTACTCCCACGTAATAAGAAACTGCTTGTATAGGATACTCTACGCCTCCTATGGTTATGTTGTCACAAGGCTGCGTGCTGTCTCTGCAATCTATATCTCCCCTAGTAAATCTGGAAGTGTCTTCATTAATAGGGTTAGGTACGTCTTTTTCAACCTCTAAGTAGTAAGAAGTCTCTCTTTCTTTATTATTAAACCTTTCTCCGTTAGAAACAAATTGTTTAATAGGATACAACCATTGAGATTGTTCTATTTTTCTCCTTTCGTCAAGAGGTTCTTGGAATACTTGAAATGACTCAAACTGTGCGTAAGAGTCAAACTGTTGTGCGTAAGGGTGACTTGTTTTTACATCAGGCACAGTTGCTCCTATGCCTACTTTGGGGTGTCTGTAAACCTCGTTAAATTTGGAAGTAATTTTCCCTATCTCCTCAGTGTACATTTTTAACTCTGTGCCAAACTCATTCCTAGTTTCTCTGTAATGAATATCAGGAGAATGATAAGTAAACCGATTTTTATAATATAAGTCAGCATGAAGATGGTTGGGAAAACCAGTGGATTCATTTGTCTGAGTTTTAGAAAGATAAACATCTTTCTTTAAGTCATTATAAGGGTAATTGGGATACATTATTTCAGTACCTTTGTCAACTTCTTTGTTGACATTATAAAGTAAACCTTTGTGAAGAATAGACTTGTTACCTGTTCTGTCAGAGTATAAAAGTCTATATTTCCAACCAGTCATGGACTGCCCATTAACTACTGGAGGAGACACGTTCTTTAACCTTACTCCGAGTATGTTTACACAATTATCCGGTACAAACTTGGTTACATCATAAGAGGACAACACAGGTTGATTATCTTCATCAAACCCTAATATTTCCGTAATAGTCTCCGTAAAGCAAGTTCCATTATTATGTATGTGCGTAAGATCACTAGAAGGAAATCTATGCCTACGTATAGGTTGACAACGGAGGTTTCCCCACCTGTTTTCATCAGGATATTTTAAATCCTTGCATTCATAGTAGCCCATTTTACCAACCTTGGTTACAGTAGGAACTTCTAAACACGCTATACAATCACCTGCTACCACACTCGTTATATAAGCAGTGTTTTTGACTTCCCACACTTTAGTAGGTACATCTGCACAAGGTTCTAAATTTTCATACGTGTACAAGGATTCAGGAATGTCTGCATTCTCAGTTACTACACCTGTGGGTGTGGTCAACATGTAATTAGGACCTAATGCTCTTCCGGGAATATGATACACACCTCTTCTTCTTCCAAGTTCATCCAGCCACTCTATTGCAAAGTCATAAGTTTCGTCTCTAAGAAACCCTTTAAACAAATGTGCCTCTTTTGCTGGTACTTTCTTTTCTAGCCATTCTACTTGAATGTTGTTGGCCAGAAGTTGATATTCTAAAGGTTCAACTGCTTGATGTTTCCCCAATAACAACGTTTCATCATTGGTGACTATGTGACTAGAAGTGTCATATACTACCCGTTTAGAAAGGGCTGTGTTGATGTCTAAGACGGTTGCATTCGAGAAATTAGAAAGGTTAATAGAAGTAGTTCCCTGAGAATACTCTCCAAAATTGTAAACTACTTGTCCGTTTCTGGTCTGGGTTACTAGGATTACTGTAAAATATTGAAAAGGCGAATATACGCATTCTACACTGAGATCAAACCCTATGTCTTGTTTGTAACTTTGGTTTTTAACCACGTCACTGAAATAAAAATCAGAAAAAGTAATTCCATCCTCAGAATAAGCAATTCCAACTTGATAGGTTCCTGTGGAAAAACTTCCTTGTTTGTTTGTCTTGAGTTTAAGACAAGGAGGTTTGTGAGTTTTATTCAATCTGATTTTATTACAATCCAAAGCATCAGTTGTGATAATCCCACACGTCAAACAATCACTAGCATTAGTAACTTTGGGGTAATTTCCTAATAAAGTTTGATCTATGTTTAAATACCTGTTAGGATTCTTTCCGTCTATCCAGTAAATTATTCTTTCGTTTGTTTCATTGAGTCTCTTAGACACACCACGAATAGGAAACAAAGGGTCAAAGTTCAAACAAGGATCATTTATTAATTCTGTTTGAGTGCAGTTTTCCAAGTTTACTAAAACTAGTTTAGAACTAGAACCTTTAAGACCTACTATGTATTGAAACTTATCTAATGAAATGGCTCCTACAAATGTGTCTGTAAATTTTACACACAACTCATTGGAGAGCATGTTTTGAATAAACACCTCTGAATTACCTTCGTGCCCTTTTACAGTCCCGTTCAACATATAAACCAAATCTCTCTGCTCTAAGGCTGAGAAATGTGAGTCCAAGTTTAATTTAGGAAATGCAAGATTTTTTACAGTCTTCATAAATAATGTGTGTTTCTAGGTCTGATGAAATTCTTATAGGCTGAATATCTTTTGTTTAAGACTGCTCTTAAATTGTAAAAGTCTTTAACTTCATTCATTTTATAAAACGAACGTGCTATTGCTTGTTTTTCCACCAATTTATTTTGGAGGTATTGGAGCCTCTGGATAGCGTCAGATACCTGATTAAGATAGAGCACCTCAAGACACTCAACCTCCATTGCTGTTTCTATCCAATCTGTAATCTGGGTATGGTCAGGCACTAAAAACTCTTCTCCATCCCAATTGTCAGATAGGTAAGTAAGAATAATATTCCCGCTAAAATTTGCATAAATCTTACCGTTCTGAATAGTAATAGAATCGCCTACTCTGCTGTCTAAATGGACCGGAAACAAAGAAGTGTATTTGATTTTTTCAAGATTAAACTCCTGTATAATCTCTATAAGATTTCCGCAAGTATCTTGGCAATAATCAAATTTAGTTTTGCATACTGGAATACTTACTACTTCCCTTTCCGAGATTCTCATAATTCCTTGTTCTCTTTCATTCAAATCGTAATACTCGACTTGTTCATAGCCCATAATACTTTCTACTTTGAAAAAATCACAAGGCAGATCACATTGTTTGTCTTGAATATTGAGAGTTACCACTTTTAATTGATGAGCCTTAAATCCTATTCTGTCAAGGCAAGATTTAATTGCTTTGTACAAATGAGACTCATCTACTGTACCTTGGGCAAAGTAAGTGGAGAGTCTGTTTTTTACGTTGTTTACGAGTACTTCACTGCTTATAAAATTCATATTGAGTTCTCTCTTTGTGACTCTGACATGTTAACCACGTTGTCAGTTGGTCTGTTTAAAGTAGGTAACAATTTTTGGAGAGTGCTGGTTACAGCAGGAGCCACCAAATAACTAGGAACTCCACAAGGTTTGTCTAACATACTGGAACAAGGCTTAATTATGGGGTTACATTCACAGTCAACTTTAGTCTCAAAAAATACCCCACTTAACACCAAATTAGAATAAGATAGATTGGTCCACAAATACCCATCATAAATAAATGCAAACCTTCCCTTAGAATATCGCAGATTAGTTTTAATCTGAAACTCTAAAGGCGTAACCAAGGTTATATTGACAGAATTATCAGGTGTGGAAATAAACTGAACCAAAGGACCTGTTGATGTTTCAAACAAGTCAGGTATTTTAAAAAGTGACTTATAAATCGAATAAGTTAAAGGTATGCTCAGATTACACAAAAGAGGTGAACTCTTTTCCATTTTCAAGCAGACTTTCTGCCAAGCCTCTGTGGTTTTATAAATTTTTCTCTCGTTGTCCGCGTCTCTTTTAATAAAAACCTTGGCCTCTGAAACGAACTCATTCCACAAACCTCTGTTGGAGTACATGCTGTCTGATGTAGTCTCCTTGAGTGCTGACCTTAACCTTGCTACTATTGTTCCTATTGTGTCCATTTAATTACCTGTGTGGATTATTGACTGATTTTAGATTCGGAAACACCAAAAAGTGCATATAACCTTTCTTGATTCTTTCCTTTAATGACATTCGGAGAGAGTAAGAACTTTTAAAATATCTTACACCACTCCATTTTGAAGGAATTAACAACAAGTGTGCTCTAAATACTAATCCTCCTGTTTGTACATTCCTAAGGTACACTTTTTTGTTGGCTATTTTTGAAGATTTGTGGTCTATTGTTTTGCGTAAATTACCACTTACCCTCAATGTTCCCAAACCCTCGAAATAAACCCCGTCTGTATTGTTTACTACCTCAGAGGCTATTAAATAACCAAGTTGCCTCAAACAATTTTCGGATACTCCTTTAGTCCCTATCACGTTATTTTTTAGGTAGGTACTAATTGTGTCCTCACTGTAAAAGTTGTAATCACCTTGATTCTTTGTGGACCTGTATTCATTGTGAGGTGCTATGCAGTTATTGACCATAAGATATGGAATTTATTTTAAATTGGGGCAAATTTTGTTTAATTTTTTTAGATAAAAAAGTAATGCTCTGTTATCTTGTTTTCAGAGAGGCTTAATATGTCCATGCAAACTCCTCTAGTGTTGGACATAAAGTTGGTTTGGACCCATTTTGAAGAACCAAATAAAGAGAGAACATTTTTGTACCTAAAGAATTTGTTGTATTGGGTGTTGGCTTGATGAAGGTCACCCTTAATAAAATGAATGTATTTAGAACTTAACCCTACTTGGTCTATGTAAGACTTGATGTAAAGTTCTGTCTTCTGGTCAAGATTTAATGGTAAACCGTGTTTCATGTCTTTCCAATCTTTTCCGTGGCATATTAAAAATGTGTGATCTTCTATCTCAAAATGCTCAATAAACTTATTTCCTACTACGCAATAAATTCCTTTCAATTCTAAGAGAGAAGCAAGGTTATTGTTAAGAACCCACTCTAATTCCCCTCCGTGGTTTGAATCTCCTACTGACCTAAACTCTATGGCTCCAGAATAATGGTTTTGAAGTGTGGTAAAAAAGTCAAGATGACTTTGCATAAACACTCTGTAAACTTCTTTTGTGTCCAAGTTCTGGGGGAGCCTGTGACTCCTAGAACCTGTATAACCTTCTTGCCCGTCAATTGCATCCCCTAGATCACATACTATTATTTTTGAGAAATGAAAAATAGTGTCTAAGTTAATTATTTCATTTAAAACCAATTGAAGCCGTTCCTGAAATATTTTTCCAGAATAGTTATTTTCTAACATAGAGTCTTCACTAACTTTTGCTCCTATGTGTTTGTCTGAAAGATACACCAAAAGAACGTTTGAGTTCTCTTTAGGATTTACTTGGAGAATAGAAGGCTCAAATTGAACTTCTTTTATTTCTTCCTCATTGAACCGGACTTGTAAAGAAACTTTTCCTTTGTTGTTTACCCAAGCCCTTTCTATGGTTGAATTTTCAGGCAAATTGGTAAGCATATCTGGAAGGCTTTTTTCTACTAAACCTTCTTTGTATTGCTTTTTTGCTTCTCTGATTTCATCTTCTGTGGCTTTATAAGTGGCTTTCAATTGGTTAAAAGAATACGTAATTCTGATTGGGTTTTCAGTAAATGCAAGTACTATTTCTTTAATTTTTTCTAGCATGGTTGCAAAGTTACAAACTTTTCCATTGTTATAAAGGTTTTTATATTTCTGGAACTAATAAATAAAATTATTAAGGGTAGCATATAAATAAAAAGGCAAACATTACTGCTTGCCCTCCAAACCTATTAATATATGAAAAAAAAAAAATTTAAAAGCCGTTCTTTATTTTATCTTAAAGTACCACCCATCCGTAGGAAGCCGCATTTGTTTTAATGTATGCTACTCTTAACACTCGACTTGGAAGTGCTCCTACGATAATATTATAGGAAGGACTTGTCAATACTGGATTATAACCATAAGGCAAAGGAATGTTAAAACTCCAAGCACCCGACGCAGTAGGAGTTGTGTTTATAAAAGTATAAATTTTATCTGCGTATGCAAGATTTCCCACAGGAAGAGTTACAGTAGCATTTACGTTGGTTACAGATTCAAGGTCTTGTAAAAAGATTACACTGGAATTGGCTCCAAGAGTAAAGTTACCATCCCCTATTGTGTGAAATTCTGACACCAATGGTGCAGGATTTCCTGTTATACTTTGAAGGATATTGGTCAAAGACCTAGAAGAATTGGGTACAACATTTTCTCCCAATAAAGGTTCTTTGTTAAATATAACACAATCAGTGTTGATTGTTGTTCCACAACCCAAGCAAGGTTGTATAGGAGTACAAGTAGTACAAGGTTGAGCGCAGTTACACATTATTTTTTATATTGTATTCCGTCCAAAAATATAGAACCAATTAAACTTGTAACAGGAGTTATACCTGTCCAAACCATAGTTGCTACACCAGAGGTGGATATTTGAAGAAATGGTTGCTCGTTTGCTACATTGGGCAAAGAGTAACTGTGAGAAAATGTTAATCTTTTAGTGTTGGTAGGAATTAAGTCCGCAGGTACATTAAATATGGGAACAAGAGTAGAACCAGCATTAATAGTGCCTGAAAGTTTTACCCAACCGTCTTGAATGTATCCAGTTGCGGGGTTATTAGATTCCACATTGGCCCACCTTTCTAAAAGGACAAGAGGATAATTTAGCAATGGGGAAGGCCCACATCCTGAGCCACACCCACAACCAGAATCTTGCTCTAAAGTGCATACCTTGGCTATGAGTGCTTCTATGATTGACTTGAGGTTTTTATCACAACCAAGAGTAAGGCAAGCAGTATCTACTGCTTTCCAGTTGATTTCTCCTTGCTTATCAACCAGCCATTTAAGCCAGTCATTCAGAGTATTCCCACAAAAATTAGCATGGTCAGGCTTCATAAGGCTGACTTCTGCTACTTGATTTGTTGAAATTGGATTAATAATGTTGCTCATATATAGTTATTAACTCTTCACAAGTTAATTTTTTTTGTTTACCTATTCCTAGATATTTGTTAAGAATAAAAGCATAAACTTTTGTGTTCATAATATGTAATTATTAAACATGTTACAATCTTTAGAGTAAAGGTTTAAAGCACTTTTTATAAAGGAAACTTGACTAAAATTTTCGTTTGCTATTGCCTGCTCCAATTTTGTCAACAACTCTTCTTGAGTGTAAACACAATCTTGAGGTATTGCAACTACTTCTTTGTTTGCTTTGTTCATTAAGGCTGCTTTTGCAGCACAACTAGTACATGCCATATTTTGCGTTGATTTGATTAAAGATTATAATTCCTTTTGAGCATTCTTCACTAGTACCATTAACAAGACTTTTTGCAACTTCTAAGTAAAGTAAATCCTCCAAACCTTCGCACTTGTTGGCAAAGATAAGTATCTTTTTCCTTAGATTCCAAAAACGAAGATAATTTATTTTTATAAAAACCTCTTCATTAGGACAAACAGAAAATATTAACTTGTAAACACCATCTCCTAGAGTAGTATCCCCCCAACCTAATTCTTGTGTTCCTAGCATTAGTCTGTGCTCAGGAACAAAAAAAGTGTTGAATGGTTGGGTAAAATTGGGTGGCGTTACACTCAATAAAGAGTTAGTAATTGGCACGTCAGGATTATACCTAGAACAGTCCCAGATCACAAATTCTTTTTCTGTGTCTTTAATTTCAAAATTTAATACTGTCTTGTTCATTAAGTTGTTGCTTTTTGTCCAGATGTCTGGTATCTAAATGAGTCTCCATTGTCAGAAGCCAATTGATTGACTGCCATTGTTAGAATTTCAATAAGAGAAGATTCCTGAAATTCAGGGTTTATGTTTACATTAAGGTTTCCAAATTCATCTGAGTAGCCATCCTCCATATTGACTAAAGTAGGTACTCTGTAATAAAGCAGTTCTATTTTGTTTATGTTGAAATCGCCATAAACTTTTAACTTTTTGCCACTTATAGTTACAATGGATTCTGCCCATTCTAAGGAAGGTTTCCAATTGTCATCACTTAGAAGTCTGTTTATTTCTTCTTCTTTTTTAGGGTAAAGAAACAACTGACAAGGTGTAAATCCTAATGCTCTTCTAAAGTGGTAGTAATCCCCGGGGAGTAGACCTTCCCAGTAGCCTTCCTTTTTGACTGGTTCAAATTCATACGTAGTAGATAAGATGTCTATTTCATCAGTCCTAATTATGTTAGAACTTGAAATTTTACACCTTTCTTCCACCCAAGTAGTTTGAGCAGCATTAAAAGTCCTTACAAAAATGTGTTTTGGTACATTATTACCGTAATTGGTAGATAAAGCATTTAACCTGTCTTGGATGTATAAATAGCAATCTGTTATTGTCATAATAAAGGAGCAGGGGCTTTTACACCCCTGCCGTATTTTTAATTATTACACTTGTTCTACTTTTGCAAGTGGGAAACCACTGCTAAGTTGACCTTTCAAGTTTTCAAACAACACTATGTCATTTTCGTGAATGTAAAGAGTAATTACCTCTTTTTTACCAGCCATAGGATGGTTTTCAAAACGAGAAATGTGATTGGTAATGTTGATAGCGTAGTAAAAGTCATTTACTTTCACACCAAATTCTGTACCTTGACGAGCCAAAAGCAAAAGAGAATCTTTGTCTGTAAGGTTCATAAAACGCTCTTGACGGTCATTCCTAGTGATAAGAATTTCCTTGATAACGTCATATCCTTTCAAAATTTGATACTCAGCACTCTTAGTTTTACGGAATGTAGGGCTTTTTGAGCCACATACATAAGGTTCACCATCAGGCTTGTAAATAGTCACCGAAAGATTTACAGGATCCTTTTCTTGGTAGAAATTAAGATCATAAATACCTTCTGGAAGACCCGGTTCAGGCATGGTCAAAGTGGTAAACTTAATACCACACTTACAACATTTGTCAGCAGGAGCAGGAGGAACAGGACAACCTGAACCATTTACAGTCCAACCTTCACATGGAATTACTTCCCATTTGAAACCTTTCCAAGATGGAAGACTGTTAAATTTAGCCCCATCATGTCCAAATACGTCACAACCATCTACAAGAAGATTGTCACAGTATTGGGTTACATCGAATCGGATAATACAAGCGGTACTACCAGCATCAACCAAAAGAGTACCGGGTACAATTTCAGGGTTACCAGCGTAATAAGCCTGAATTTCAGCCAACTCTTCTGGATTTGATTGACAGTCAGCATTTTGCTTGGTCAAAGTCAAAGCACGAGTAATTTTGAAACTAGTACCAGCAGAAACCCACGCAGTAGTAATAGGAGCAGTTTGAGTACATTTTGCAGTAGTCAAGTCTAAGTCTTTTACAATACGTGCATCACCCGTAGGAGCAGTTAGTTTAGCAGAACTCACCACATAGTAAGTACTTGTTCCAAAACTGAAATTTTCTTTCTTAGCATAAGTAGCAGTTGCAAAAACAGTTTGCACTGCTGTCAACTGTGCTCCCAAAGTTACATCAGCATTGGTGTTGTCAATCTCAACCACATAAGCAAACCCAGCAGCCACTGATGTAAAACCAGCAGGACAACTTGTACAGTCACGCACAGTAGTCAAAGACTGGCTGTATGCAGCAGGTGCAGCAGTAGCAGCCAATTGAGTAAACTCATACGTAGTGAAAGGTGCTTTACGCTCTCTCACTTTAATAGTGGGAGTGTACTGTGCTTGAACCTTTGCCATGTCCACTGCGTCTCCGTTGTCACACACAGTAAGTGTGTAAGTAGTGAAGTTAGTTTTTGCAGGAACACTCAAAGCAGGGGAACAAGAAATAAGTTTTTCTACTTTGTAAAAACGTTTTACCCAGAAAAGATCCGAGTCAAAACGTGCCATAAGGTCATCAATTACATAACTGCAATCAATTTTACCATCCACGCAACCGCATGAAGCATCACAACATGGAGTATCTACTGATACTATTTCATTACGCTCATACGCACCAAAAACATTCTGTACATTTTGGCCTTGTACATTGATTTGAAACTTGTAGTTTTTACCACATTCAAAATTCAAACTTTCACAATCATCCAAGCCATTCCAGCCGAGGTAGTAAATTTGTTCGAGGTTTTGTTTTTGTGGTTTTACAAATTTCAACTTTGCGATATTGCCCAAATCCGTAGATTTGAAAGAAATATCAGAGTTTAGAGAGTTGTACAATTTGTTAACTCGTTGCCCATCAGTTGCTTGTGGTGCATTGGGAGAACCTACTGCAAAGTAAGCATCACCAGTTAGTGCACTCACATTGATTGTTTTGTGGGTTTCCTTGTCCACCAAACCAAACTGAAAGGGTTTCAAATCAACAGTTTTAACCCCCGCAGGAGCAATTGATTGAACCACCCAATTTAACTCATTTCTGTCAGAGAAATTAGCCATTCTTTGTTTATTTAATAATTAATTAATAGGACCTAACTTAGATCCTGTTTGAATTTCGTAACTGTGCCTTTATAGTGTATGCTTCATCATTTGCAGCACCTGTACCAAGTTCGTCTTGGTTAGCAGGGTTTGAAAAGAAAGCAACCACCTCTTCTATTGTTCTACCGTATCCAGTACTAGTTACAGGGTTTTGATACTTTCCATTTACGGAACGAATCACTGCTACTGCTACTGCTTGCTTAATGGTTACTACGAGATCTATGTGCTCTACGTCTTCTTTTAAAGCACGTAAAAATCTACTTGCGTTTGTTTCCTGAGTAATATAATCAGTCAGTTTATCATACGCTATAATCTCGTTAGTAATACCACTGTTAATTTCTAATAAATATTGGGCAAACAAAGTAATTTGAGTACGTTTGTTGTTCCAAAGTTCTTGAAGTGCAGCAATCGCTTCATTCAAGAGTTGTTTTTTGTTGACTCTTTTTTCTGTGTTTTTCTCTTCGTCAAAAAACTCAAAAATAGTAGTATCTACTGGACCTGTAATTTCTCCAGTTTTTACCAGACCAAAACCATTGTTTGATGTAAGCAAATGTTTTTTGAACTGGTCTATTGGAGTATCTCCTATGATACAGTCTGTGTGGTCAATCTCAATACTGAAACTGTCCAAAAATTTAATACCTTCTGGTGAGTCAAACTTTACTCCTAGACTATTCTCAAAATACTCTTGTTTTTCTGGAGTCAGATTCAAGACGTATTTTCCACCCACAAAAGGGATTGCTAAACTACTAGAGCAGTCTGGGTGTACAGTAAACCCTAGATTTTCAAATCCTACCCTTGGGTTATCTTGTGCTTTTTGTTTTATAAGTGTCATAATATAATATGTGGGAGGATATTTCACCTCCCACTAGTTTTTTTAAGTTATTAATAAACAGGTTCAAAAATCATTTTACCTGTGAATGGATTGATTGGTTTAATAATCAAAGATTTTGTAGGATCTACCAAACGGTAAGCCTTCAATTTCTTTTCTACATAAACTTCAAAACCCGGAATGTCTTTATTACCGTGATGTGGCCTTCCACCCATATCTTCGTATGCTAATTTACCATTGGTATAGAAGTGGTTGAAATCCCAGTCAGCACCATAAACCAATTCTTCTACGTTACCACCTTCACCAGAAAGATCATCAATGACCATCATATAAGAACTTAAACGGTGTCCATCATACATAGGGTTGTTGTACTCATTAGAAACGATTGGGTCAAATGCTGGTACGTGTGTAAAGTTTAAAATACCATATTCCCAACGATAAGACATAAAGTTTTGAGTGTCAAGATACAACTTCTGATTGTCAGCACCTTTGATGTAATCTTTGGCTTGTGTAATCATGTTTGCTTGTAAGAACCTGTTACGAATTTGGGTACGGATTAACTTGAGTGCACCAGCACCACAACCAATGGTCATTTCCTGAACTCCATAAGGGTCTATTTTGTCTTTCAAACGAGACAACAAAAGTGCTTCAAGACGCTCAAGAGTGAATTTAGGAATGTTGAAACTTGCGTAAGAGCCCAAGTTAAACTGATGGAACAAACCGATTGGCAGATTAACCTCAGTTTTACCATCCACCTTCATTGTGCCACCAGAACCCCAGATTGCGTAATAGTCCACATCACGCTCTACTTCCATCATAGCAATTGCTTCTACGAGAGGAATGTATGCTTTTTTTACAATGTCTTTTTTAACAAGACCCATTGCTGCTGCTTTGTCAGTCTTGAAGTGGTTCATGTACACATCAATAGGACTAGTACCACGCATGTAAGCATCACTTGCTGGTGAACCGGGTGCAAATTGATACATTTCACACACTTGACGGTACTCTTGAAGAGACTTAGTAATATGGCCTGATACTTGAGAATAAGCAGCATCACGTGTTACACTGAAAGATTTGTGTGCATGACCCTCACCTACGTGCAAGTAATACTCTTTAAATCCACTGGTGATAGGCGCAAGACTGTCATAAGTGCTGGAAAACTCCGAACCAATAGAACCAGTCCTAAAATAAATAGTACCTGCTTGCAACATCTCCTTGGGGAAGTACTTGTACTTTCCGTTAGTAGAATTCATGCGTACAGTGTACACAAAACCTGTTGCTGGATTGCCCGTAATTTCATCAGGTGTAACTACAAGTTCCAATGCTAGATGCTTATCTGGGGTGATGATTGCACCATTACCAAAAGAACGCTTGTTAGAAAGGATCTTAAAGGTGGTTCCATCAATACCCGGAGTTTCTGTGTTGGAAATGTCTTTCAACAACTTGGTAGGCTGAGAAGCAATAGGGTATTGAAAGCGAGCAATATGCCCATCAATCATGGTACGCTTAACACCTTGTTTGGTATTAATCATGTCCCAAATACCGTTACGCTCCATAAAGCCAGTTGTAATCCAAGGTATAATCATACCCAAATCTGTACTGTCCGAAAAACGGTCAGTTTGGGAGTTCATGCGCAACAAGTGACCAGTGTCCAAGTTGTGCATTTCGGCATTAAATTCTTTGGTTTGTAAAAAGATGCCATTGTACAAACCCGTCTGTGGTAAATTCATATTGTATATATGTTTTTAATTCTTTTTATTCTCTACTTTGCTTTATCGTGGTTGATTTACTTTTAAATTCCACCTTGAAACCTGTTTAGTTGGTTGTTCTTTAGGAGTGGTTTTTAATTGGCCACTTTTTGAACTTGTGTCATACTTGTGGTCTTTCACAAATTCATTCGTAACTTTATTTTCTACCACTCTTCTGTATTTTTCATCAAAAGCCTTCCTGTCTGAAAGAAGTAAGGCTGCTAATGCTAAAGTCTCTACGTCTCCTTTTTCCGAGAATCTGTTGTAAGCAATCAAGGCTTCAAGGTAAGGCATTTCTGTTTTACTACCGTTTGGGAGGCTAACCGAAATAGGATTAGAATCCATAATTGCTGTTAACCTTTTGGTTTCTTCGGTTGTAAGTGCTACTTCACCTATTTTTTGAGTCTTTAAAGTGTTTTGTACTTTGCTCAAAAAGTTTTGTCTGCGTTGTTGTTCCATAGCCTTCATCTCTCTTACTCCTTCTTCTTTTTTTCTTGCAACTTCTTCCGTCTTTTGGTCCAGTTTAGGTTTAATCCGAGTAGCCTCTTTAGAAAGCAAACCTGCTGTTTTTAAGTCTGCTACCTTTTCATCTACTTCTTCACTGGTCCAATTTTCATTCTGAAACCAAGTACGAACTATTTTTTCTTGGTCAAACTCATTGTCTAAAGAAAGAGTTTTGATATTACTCTCTTCGACTAAAACCCGCATAAAACTTAAAATTTCAGCAGGGTCTTTTGATTCCAAATCAAAGTCAATAATTCTTTGAGTGACTGGTGAAATGTCATTCGTGTAAAAATCTTGAATGGCTTCATCTTTTGCAAGGTCAACATTGTGCGCAATTAATTTACTAATTACTTCCAAGGTTGGTTCTGTTGTGTCATCAAATCCTTCATACGGTTTTAAGTTACCTCCGAAAATATTGTCTGCAAGAGAATTGGCTATGGTTACATATTCATTCTCTATTTCTGCGTTTGCGTCAGCATCTTTAGGTTCTCCAAGATCAAAACTTAAATCGTCTTTATTTACTGTACTATCTAATGTCAAAGAAAAATCCTCTTTAGTAGGATCTGGTTTTACTGGTTCTGGTGTTTTTTCTCCTTCTACTGTAACCACTTTATCTATTGGTGCAGTGTCTGAAAAGTCTAGTTCTGTTGCTTTTACCAAAGGATCTGAGAACCCCAAATCTATTGATTGTGTTGATTTAAACATAAATGTACGTCGTTTAATCTAGTGATTTTAAATTTTTTAGTTATTAAATATAGTTATTTTAAATTTGATTGCAAAGCAAACTCTAATTAATTTGGTTAATTAATTACTTGTTTACTATTTGTTTACTACTGCTACTTTCAAATTATCTTTAGAAATTTTAAGTTTTGCAGCAATTTCTTCACGTTTTACTTGTAATTCCTCCCTTCTTAGAGATTCATTGGTGTCATTAGTAAGTCTGTCTGCTTTTAGTTTTTCCCTCATAGCACCTCTTTGAGACTCAGCCTCTTTTGCTTGGTTTAAGACAGACATATAGTAATCTTTTTCTGCAAGATCTGCCTTTTTTAAGTTAAGTAATTCCTCAACTCCTGTACCTTGCCCAAATGAAGACTGGCCTACTACACGCATTTCTTGAATGTATTCATCTGATTCTATCTTGAGAAGTAGTTTTTCTTTTTCCCACGCTAATTCAGAAGCCTTAATTCTCTCATCTGCTTCAATTTTTGCTTGTAATTGTCTTTGTTCGTTTTCTTGTTGCTTCTGGACTTCCGCTTGTTTTTTTACAGTCAAATCTTTAAGAGCAGAATATATGTCTGAAAGAGAATGAGTACTTAACATTTTAATCTTGTCTTCTAAATCAGCACCCATAGTATTGTCCCTACGTACCATTTCTTTCATCTCTGCAATTAATAGTGCATCATCAAAACTTGAGGATGTGTAAACTCCTAACATGTAAAGAGGAAAATCCTCAGTAGTAGTCTGAAATATTTGTCTTTCCCCCTCAGAGTTAAGATAAGAATCAGCAGTACTTCCTTCTTTGATTTTTAGATACTTGGTAATCTCTAGGAAAGTTTGCCAACCCTTTTCCATCATGGAATAATGGTCATCATACACCTCTTTGACTGCGTTTACAGTTCTTTGCACTCCTTGTGCTATTCCTGCTTCTGTTTCCTGAGGACTTATTTCTGAAAGGAATTGAGAAGTAATTCCTAAGACCGAATAGCACTCTTCTTTAATAGACATGGCCAATTGTACTTTTTGGGCAATTTCATCCATTCTACTCAAATCCACTTTCTGACCAAACCCACCAGTGAGTTGACTTCCTCCTTGCATGTTAGAAGGAGAAGTGTCCACAGCACCAATACCTAAGTCACGGGCTGTCATTGCAAACTTTACAAGATTATTTTTGCCCCAAGAACCATCCATAGATTCAGAAGGAATAGCATTTTGGTTCATCACAAAGAATGGACCTATTTCAGTCTTTAGAATTTGCATGATGCGATTCCACACAAAATTAAAAGCAATTTCCCATACTTCTGTTTTGTCCACAATCTGACTAGACTCTGAATACTTATTGGTAGTGGCTCCACCGTGTACAGGAATGTAAGATCCAAACCTTCCTATTTTTGGATCTGAGAGTTGAACTTTATATTTTTCGATGCTTAACCAAACATCATCACTGAGGTCAGGATTTGCATTCCGTGAGAAATTTAATTTCTGGACTCTGTGGAGTTCGTTAATATAAAATACTTCCACATGTTCACCTTCGAGAAGATATTCTGCTGTTTTTGGTTTACCCTTTAAATAAGTGGGCTTAAAGACTGGAAGGTATGTTTCATCCACTATCTTAGTAACTTCCTCTTCACCTACTCGGAAAGTGACTTTTTTCATAATACGTGGAATTTGCACGTACATATTCAATATCTCAACCAACCTTTCTCTGTATTCTTCTCCCCTGTGTCTGTGAGTAGTGTCTTCTTCTGTTCTAAACGCGAGATAATTTTGGATGTCTGCTTCTACTGGTTTCTTAGTCTCAAACTCAAAATTAGCAGCAGTCGTTGCTGTGAAGTTAGTACTGCCAAATCTCAAGTGTAATTTCTGAATGGTTTCTTCATTTAATTTATCTCCGAACCTTTGAATAATAGTTTCAGGAGCCTCATACTCGTACCACATAAACATGTAAGAATGACTTACATCATCGTTGTGAGGACTTTTTAAATAGGCAGCATTTTCTGGTCTGATTACTTCTGGTCTTACTTCATCTTCTTTAAGATTAAGATGTAGGAAAGGTCTGTCATTAATAATCCGGTTTCTAAAGAGTTGTTTTTCTATGTCTGGCATATTAAACTTTCTTTTGGCGTTTTCCATGACATGATTGGCCCACTGTTCAATAGTTAATCTAAATTCTGTGTTGTAATACTTCTGAATTTTTGGGAGTTGTTGGAATATTTTAATTTGTTCCTCATAGACATCTGGTTGACTTTCAGGTGTAATCCCTTGGGCTTCTAGGTCTTGGTTAAAAAACTGCATAGCACTAGAAACTAGAAGGTTTCTAATGTCTCCATTCTTGCGGTCAAGTATGTCATTCTGGGCCTCTCTGTTTACAGCGAGTACTGAGTAACCTACTTTAGTCTTAGAGAGAAAAGAAGTTAACACATTGACTATTTTAGAGGTTAAAGGGAAAAACTCTATTTCTTCCAATTCATCCTCTACGTTGTCCACTAAAGACAACTCCTCTTTTAAAGAAGTGTCCTTTAAATAATCTTTAAGGTCAAGAGTACCATTGGCTCTTTGTTGATTTTTTATAATTTTGTTACGATTTGCAGCAATGGTTCTTCTTCCTTTCTGCTCGTATATTAATACGTTCTGTTTTAATAACCTAAAATCATTTTCTGTTTTATCTTTCTCAGTCAGAACCAACTTGTTTTCGTTGAACCTGTGTAATACGTGAGAAAAATCAGAACCTTTTTTGTTAGGTATTTTTATTTTTGGCCCTGTCTTTGACCCTAATTTGTCCATAATCTATATTTTGTGCGCAAATTTAGTATATTTCTATTAAGCAAGGTAGTAAAGCAAATAAATTTTATTATTATTTACTAACCTTGGGCTTATTATTTTCTTTTCTTAAAAGGAGAACCCATTTTCATTACTACTTTTTGCTCTCTTTTTACTCCGTTTTCTCTTACTTGTCTTTGCTCTTTTACTACTAGATTTCGATTGGTGTTTGATCTGGCTGCAATTAAGGCAAATGTAAATGCAACTAATCGGTCTGTGTTTAACTTAGGGGTGTATTTGAGCATCTCCTCTAGGAGCATAACATCTCTTAGTCTTGTAACTCCATACACGGGAGTTTTTTCCCCGTCTTTCATTATGTTAAGGATAACTTCATCAACATAAGCAACTGCAAAATCTAAAGCCTTTTTTTTAAATTCTCCCTCCATCCTAATTCCTATTTCGTTTACTATGGTAGAATTGGGCATCCATTCGTTTAGAAGGTATATTTCTTTTCTTTTCATAAACATGTGCCCTAAGTCTTTTCCTATGGCCCATTCGTGAAAACCTGTTACGTTTGATTCTACTGCTATTCGAGCATTGTAATATTTGCAAAGGTTCATGCACGTTTCGTAAGTTTCTTCCCAAGTTGGATACCTACCTGTGTATCTGGCCACTGGAAAATCACTTACCATTTGCCCATTAGCATTTACGTGAGCAGCCTTAAATATAACCACTGACATCAAAGACTTAGAAGTAGTGGTGTTGGTTTGTCTGATAGGGTCAATTCCTGCGTAATATAAACCCCAAGGTGGATTATCTATTGGTAGTTCATCTACTTCTACTACTCCTCTATTATCCTTAGTGGGGTCAACCTTTAGAGTTGAGATAGGTTTGTTGTACGAGATTTTGTGGGTGATTTTACTGTCAGTAACTTCCAGTTCTACTGTAAGAGGTTTATAGGTTTGACGAAGTAAAGTCTGGTGTTCTTTTATGATTCGAGTGGGGAAAATATTATCCTCCCGGATAGCAAAAGCATCTTGAAGATTAAAAGGATGCTGAGATTTCCAAAGAATGTAATTGTCTTTTTCTCTCCTTTTTTCGTCTTCTAAGTTAAGATAGTACTTGGCTAATTCTATGTCTGAATTTCCATCCTTATCGTAACACTTAATCTGTTTACCATCAACACTTGCTATATAATTCCAAAAGTCTGGGAAAAAGAAACAAATCTCTTCATCTGATTCTACCTCTGAGAATATATCTTTGATCCCTAAGAACCCATAACCAGAAGGATTGAAAGCAATGTTTTCTAATGGCCCACAATCTTTTAATTCACCCACGGCTCCTGATACTGTAATGTGCCCAGTTTTAACACCTCCCATTTTTGTGGCTGCTTCTGCAAACTCCAACACTTTGTCTAGGTTTGGAGCAATGCCTGCTTCTTCGTGAAAAAGATCAGTTATGTGACCACCTACTGCTTTTGCAGGGTTCTTTTTAGTGGTGGCTGCCACTAAACGAGATTTTAATCCTACCCATTTTTTCTTTGTGTTAACTGTACCTTCAATTACACTTCTTTTCTGTTCCCATTCTAGTCCTGCATCTGGTTCAAATGATCTGTACCAAGGAGTATGCTCATTTAGAAAGTTACGGTAGTTAACAGCAAATTTCCAAGAACCATTAGTGTTTACAAAATCTTCTTCATATCCTATGACTTTACAAACACTCTGCTTAACAAACCATAGTTTTCTCATTAACTTTGACATTAGTTTCAGTGTGTTATGAGTAAGTACATAGTCTTTAGTAATGTAAGTATGGCTAGGATGGTCAACTTCAATACAAGTGGACTCTTCTTTTCCAAGTTTTACTACATTAATAATACTGTTTTTTGTACGTCTTTCTCTGTCTAGTATTTGTCTGTATTTCTTACGCCTTAATCTAAACAACCTTATTTTATTTCCAATACGTACCCTCCAAAATATGTGGTCAGTTTCTTTTGCTGGTGGAAATTCACAACTATGAACTGGAATCCCCAAAGACCTGCATAATTCTACCACATCTGCTTGAAGTCTTTCGGATGTAGTCGTAAGTTGAATATCATAACCTTGTTCAGAAATATACCCGTCTGTATCCATAAGCCCCTGTAATAAGGCTATCCGGTTTTCTACACTAGATTTTAAATAAACCTCTGGAATGAATTTGTTGTAGCAAGTCGTACCTGTTAAACCTAACTCCTTTAGTTCTCTTAACAAAGGATTTACACCATATTGAGCGTTTACATATTTAGAATCTAAAGATGTAAATCTTTTTGCATACATAATAGTGGCCCGGTAATGATTTTCTGCTTGTTCTCTTTCACCTGTATGGTAATCTTCTCCAAGGTCTTCAAGGACTAAATCAAATACTTCTTGGTCTGCTGAGGTCAGCCTACATTGAGATTTGGTGAAAGAACCATCACCTAGTAAAGCACCCAAAGCATACGCAGGGATTGGCACAGTATTCTCAGGATAAATAATGGGATCAATTTCCTCCACTCCATACCTATAACCTTTATACTCTTTTTTCTCCCCACTTTTTAAAGTTGCTGTTGCTTTATAAGTTATGCCTTTTTCTAACATTTGCTTCAAAGACAAAACTTTTAAAGTATTCCTTTCTCGCACCTCCCAGAGATGATTAATACCACATCTTACTTTTCTTTTGTCCAAAAATTCTATTTCGTAAACATCTTTTACTCCTTGTGGATAAACACCTATTACATTGGTTAACTTGCCATCTTTAGAATAAACTTTGTCTCCTACTTTTAAATCTCCAATAGGTCTAAAACCATGTTCTGTGAGTACAGGTTCTGAATTAGGTTGTTCAAAGCCTTTCTGGCGGGCTTTGCAGACAGCAGAGTTTAGATCAGATAATCTAGCAATTTCGTCATACAAATAAAAATGGTAATCTCCATCCCATAATTCTGCAAAATCCTCCCTACCTTTTAATTTATCTACAATAGGAGTGTAGTTAAGATACCAATAAAAATCTCCGGGTAAATAAAACTCGTTAATGATTACACCTTGACCTATTTTTTTCTTCTCAAAAGCAAAATGTTCTTTGTATTGTTCTGAGTCTTCCGAGAAGTCACAATACCTTCCTGTCGTTTGGAATTTAGTGGCAGGTTCAACCCATAGATAAGTGTCATACAAACCATATTTACCCGGTTCTTTGAACTGAGATTTTACGTATGCAAGAAACTCCTTGTCATTTTCGTAAATAGTGTATGACCAAACTCCATTTTTAAGAGTAGGTATTCGCTTTGTTGTAAACATTAAAAATCAGAGTTTGTATCATCCTCATCAATTGCTATTTTGGATGCACCTTTTCGTTTAATAACTTCTTGCCTGAATGCAGCATCTACTGCATTAAAGTTGTTGATAGTGGTAGAGGCGTTGTTTTGAATTTGCTGGATATTTGCCAAGTTTCCATCTTTTCCTCCCACTACTTGAGCAGTTCTCAGATAATCACCCACATTATCCATTGCTATTTTTAAGGATTGAAGGTATCTTTGCGTGGGTGTTTCACACAATTCCTTCATTTTTTCTGCTGCTTCTATGAGAGGAATATCAAAAGAAGGGTTGTAATCACCCGGACAGTCTTTCATAACTCTTTCCTTCCTAAAATCTTCGTGAAGCAAAAGATGGGGGCTTTCCGGGTCATACATAAAATGAAGATAAGTAAATGCTGATATGGCATTGTTCATACCGTTTACCTCGTCCTTATTTACATAGTAATCGTATGCCTTTCTGAAAGCAGGAACTACTAATATAACCTCGTTTACTATGACTCTATTTTCTTTTATTGTTAGTACTTTTTGCATTTTTAAAATGATTTAGTAATGCTATGACTTCTTTCTTTAGATAATTAACTGGATATGGAACTGACTCAAATGCTTTATTTTCTGAGAATAAAATATGATGAATGGTTAGTCCGTTTGGTTTTAACTTATACCCTGCTTGTTCTAAAATGTAAGCGTATATGCTTAATTGGAGAGTGTAATGAGTCCCGTTACAATCACCTAAATGTGAAATAGGTGGATACATTTTTTTCTCACTTCGAGTTTTAGAGTCGGGGTTAAAAACCATAAACCCGCTAAACTTCAATTCTTTATTAGTCTTGAAATCCTCAAGTATAAATGTTTTGTCCTCAAATATCTCTACGTAATCTGCTGTACCAGTTAGATCGAACTCAGGCAAGTAAACCATAAGTTCTGGATACACACCCGGTTTTAGATTGGTAATATCGAATGCTTCTTTTAAGCCATTCCTTTCTTCGTGTTTGAATACTTTTCTTTTTTTGTCCTTGTAGTATTCTTCTTCTCGAAAAGCATGATACGCTTTCCCCCTAACTATTGACTTATCATTTTCCTCTTTCCATTCTTTGAGAATTAACTCAGGGGTGGTTTTTCTTTTCTCAGCCACTTTAACAGACATTTTTTCTGCGTCAAAGTGCTCGTGGTATTGAGCAAGGAGCCTTGAGACAGAAGTCAATTCTTTCTCAGGGGCATCTCTCCAAAAGTATCTGTGTTCTTCTTCGTTAAATAATAACATTATATAATCTTGCCTTTAATGATAAAATTGTGTGTAATTCCCCCTACTTTAATCCAAGCAGATTCATCCACCACACCAAATTGATTTGTTTTATCTATGGTAACTATTACGTTAAAAGCCTCATCTTTTTCTACTATCCTAGGAAATGAAACAGTGGTGCAACTGCAACTAACCCCTGAATCTTCTATGGTTAAAATGTCTCCGAAGTTCCTTCCTGCAAAGAAGAATGTACTCGGTGATGTGCTGCTTATAATCTGATTGTGAAGTGTGTTTGTGTTAAATCTTAGCATGGTGGGTTGTCTTTAAATAGGTTAGTAAACAAATCAGTGTCTGTCAAAGAAACCCCCCATGTCAATCTTGGGGAATTTTTTAGAACATTAAATCCCATAGGATCAGTAGCATAAAGCCAATCATTTGCTGAAAGGTTTTCTGCGGAAACAGATTCAATAAAGTTTTTGTGGATTTCTACTTTATTTTCACCAGCGTCATTTAAGTAAAACTCGTACAATTTACCATTAATAAGTCCTATGGTTAGTTTTTCTGCCCCATCTCGCCATATTCTTCTAAAAGCAAAATAACCATTTTTTAGCCTTTGGTAATTAAAAGTAGTTTCTATTGGTTCTTGTATGTTCATAAGTGGGTTTTGATGAACTGGATATTGGTGATACATATTATTTTGTGTAAGGTTTAAAAAACATTGGTTGAATAGGCGGGTTTTGTTTACCACTATAATAATGAGAACTAGTAGCACAAATAACTGGTGGTAGATTTTCTTTTACTTTTGTATAACCATAAGGGTCTAAAAAATACTCCCAGTCATCCGCTAATAAATCTTCTGTTAATGGGTTCCACACTCTACTAGTAGAAGTTGTAGCAGTATTTTCTGTTTCTAATTCGTGCAATAAAAAAGTAGAATTTCTTATCCCCAAGAAAAATGGATCCCAAGATTTTCTCTTTGCAAATTGCCCGTTTTTTAATCTTTGAATATCTAATAACATATTATTTGTTTTTAAGTTTGAATTTTTTCCATTCACTCTCATTTAACATTTCAGGATAACAATTTCCTTCACATGCTTTGCTTGAGTAAAAAAGTTCTGGTGTTTTGCATTTGCAAATTTTGCAGTGTCCATTGAGGCATTCTGGGGATATTTCTTTGACTAGGATTTCTCTGAGTACAACTTGTTCTCGAATGTAACCCGGAAGTCCTTTAAATCTGTATCTAAAGTGCCCTTGAAAAAATGCGTAAATATTTTTAAGTGTTATTTGATTTAGTTTCATTATTTTTTCCTTGTTTTAAATGTCCTTCCTCTGGTAAGAAGGGTGTTTGAGTATTCTAAGTATTTTTCTTGCTCTTCTAGGTTCCTTTCCACGTTTTTATTTAAGACCTTAATCTTGGGAGACAAATCATTAAATCCTTTTATTTTTCTTCTATTTGAGTTGACCACTTCTTTTAACTTTTTATTAGAGGTAGCCACTGTCCCTAAGTTTAAGAATCTGTATTCAAGTTTGTCTGTGGTTTCTACTCTTGACTTAAAGTGCTTAAAGTATCCTTTGACAAAACTCCACAATTCATCCTGATCTAGTTCTGGATGTAACTCCTTAATAAGATCAAGATATTTAGTTTTTAAAGTTTCTATGGTTAACGTGGTCTTGCTCTTCATCAAATGAGTACTGACTAATTAAAACATAAGGAGTGTGTACTAAGTTTATGTCAGGGTTTAAAATCGCATCAGGCCAATGCCCATGTATTAGGTTTTCCCTGCGGAGCGCACTTTCATAATTGTTCATAGAATCTGGAGAAGTACTGATTCGAGACTCTAAGACTTTCTCCTTATAATCTTTGCCATAGACTATAAAGTAAGCCAAAATGTATTTTTTAGTCTCTGTGGTTCCTTTTTCTTGGAGAATAATGTCTAGTTGACGTTTATAAAATTCAACCTTAGACAGTTTTTCTTCCATAAAGTTAACCGAGACTCCCTGATCTATGACTACTTCTACTCCTAGTTTATCTTTTAATGGTGTTATTTGCATTTAATAATTTTTGATTTAAATTAACTGATAAAAGTGGAAACCACAATTTGTAAATAACTTTGTAGTATGTAACTATACTTATTTTTGCCCTAGTGTTTAACCGTATATGTGACATATCTATTTATGATTTTTTTGAAAATAAAGTTGTTCAAATAAGCAAATGCTTCATCATTCTCTTGAGAAATAGGTACTCCCACTGCGTGAAGAATGTAAGAAGTAGCATGAATACATTCGTGGTTTAAGTTTGAGAGAAAATTTAAATCAGGAACCAACATGTAAACAGTATGATTATCCTCATCGTAGTATGTGACTGCACAAGCATTTTTATAGTCTATTGATTTTTTTGTGACTTTTTTAAATACTTCCGCACATTTCTCAATAGTGTCTTCCGTGATGAAGACTATTGCAGCATTGTATATTTCTACTTTAAATCTTAGCATTTAGGATAATTTTTACACATTCATGCACTTTTTTTGCTGTACTTTCCGCAAATCCGAATTTGTGAATATTACTTTGTACCCAAGTTTCAAAAGGATTTCCGTATGATTTTCCTGCTCCTATCCAATCAGCCAGCATTTCGATGATGTAAATGTCGGGCATTTCTAAAGGGCTTGTTATTCCTGATTTATCTACCATGAACCAGTGTTCAGGATGATGAGGATTATTCATGTAATGGTGATGCCACGCTAGATCAAAAGCATTAATTACTTCTGGGGTTCTAGGTACTCCTTCTTCTCCAAAGAAATAATCAGCATAACCCTTAAATTCTGCCTTAGAGTATTTAGACTTGTCATGCTTGTCTAAATTGGACATGAATTTAATTGTGGAGTATTCTAAAGGTAAGTCCAGTTCCATTAAAACCTGACCTGCTTCCTGAACAAATCTTATATGACTGTTCACTGTGTTTAAGTAAAGTTCTTCTTTTAAATTTTTCATGGAGCAAAGGTAAATAAAAAAGTTATTTAGTAGTTTCTTTTTTATAAGTAATTTTACTGAAAATTGTATTATGGCACAAACGAGCAATAAGGACAACGAAATAATAATTATTAGTACCCAAGGTACTGTAAGTGAAGAAGATACTAAAGCACTTGAAAAAGCATTACAAGAGGCTTTAAAGAAAGACTCAGAGAAGAAGTGATACTACTCTGTGTTTTTTGAGGTATTTCTTTAAAGCCCTTTTCTTTTTAGGGATTCTGGTTTTGGGTGAGAATGAAAATTCTGCACTACTAATTTTATGTACGTAAGATTCAAGCATTTCTGAGGGTAGCCATAAGGAGTTGGTGAAATGCTCTCTTGAAACTTTAATGGTAAATGAAGTACCTTGTGTGCCGGGTGTATTTGTCATATATTTATATTTTTTGCAAAGATAAGGATAATTCTGAATCTAAAGTGTGTGTTTAAATTTTTTATATAGTTTTTTTGAAAGTTTATATTTGTGTGGGATTAGAGGGTATAAGAAAACCCCTCCCCTGCGTAGAAAATGAGAAAAAGAATTAGTCTTGTGTGAATTTCAAATAGTCTTCAAAAATTGAGTGGTAGAATGTTAGGGTAGTTGGTACTATCAATGCCGCCCCCTCCTTAAACTTCAGGAGAGACCCCCTAGTCTTTCAATTCCGAGAGATTAGTTTTGGGGTAAATCA